GCAACAAACCAGATCAACGCCAAAGGCGAGCTGCTGCTCTACGGCGTCATCGGTGATTGGTGGGATGGCCTCGACGCCATGACCATCGTGCGTGAAGTGGAAGCCCTGAACGATGGCCCGCTGCCTGTGCGGATTCACAGTGAAGGCGGCCAGATCACTGAAGGCCTCGCCATCTATAACGCGCTAGCCAACAGCGAGCGCCGTGTAGAAGTCACCATTGATGGCATCGCGCTCAGCATGGCCAGCGTTATCGCCATGGCAGGCGACGTGGTCCGCATCCCGGCCAACGCTTTCATCATGATCCACAAACCGTGGGGGCCCAGTCTGGGCGAGGCGGACGATCACCGTCGTATGGCGGATGTGTACGACCAGTTTGAAGATAGCGTGGCCGGGATCTACGCCACCAAAACCGGCCTGGATAAAGACACCCTCAAAGCCATGATGGCGGCAGAAACCTGGCTGAACGGTGAGCAAGCCGTAGAACTGGGCTTTGCCGATGAATTGATTGAACCGGTGCAGGCTGTCGCCCAGGCAGATCTCGCCGCATTCCAGAATGCGCCAGCTGGCGCAGTCAACCTGTATCACCGGCCCGCTTCGGGCCAAATCACGGCGGCCACCGCTGCCGCACACACCAACCCGAAAGGTACTGTTATGACTCTCGAACAACGCGCGAAGGCGGTGGGCCTGTCCCGTCATGCCGGCGAAACCAATGAGCAGCTGGAAGTCCGTGTGGCTGCCGCTGAAGCCAAAGCCCAGGCCGCTGCAGCTGCCGGTGGTGGCGAGGAAGAAGAGGAGCCACCCCTGGCCGCCGCTGGTGCCCAGAACCGTGGTACCCGTAACGACCCGCCGCCGGTACCGGCAGCCGAAGCCCAGAACGCGGGCGAAGTGGCTACCCAAGCCATCGCCCAAGAGCGCACCCGCGTCAGCGAGCTGCGCGCCTTGGCATCCACCCACCGTGTCGAAGAAGCGGACCTGAACCGCATGATCGACAGCGGCACCACCGTGGCGGATGCCCGCAACGAGGTGCTGAACCTGCTGGCCACCCGCAGCCAGAACACCGTGCCCGGTGGTCATGTTGTGGTCGGTCACAACGGTGAAGCATTGCGTGCCGGCATGGTGGCAGCGTTGATGAATCGCGTTAACCCGGGGGCTAACCAGCTGCCGGATGAAGCGCGCGACTTTCGTGGCATGAACCTGCTGAATATGGCTGCGGAAGTGATCCACGCGGGCGGGGGCTCCACCCGTGGCATGACTGGCATGGAAATCGCCGCCAAAGCCATGCACTCCACCGACGACTTCCCGGCCATCCTGGCGGATGTGGCGAACAAAACCCTGCGTGCCGGGTATGAAGCGGCACCGCAGACGTTCAAGGCATTCTGCCGCCAATCCAGCGCCAGCGACTTCAAGTTCATTAACCGGGCGCAGCTGGGTGATGCGCCCGAGCTGGAGAAGGTCAATGAAGCCGGTGAATACAAATATGGCTCCATGGGTGAAGACAACCAGCGTTACAAGCTGGAAACCTACGGCAAGATCATCGCCCTGACCCGCCAGACCATCATTAACGATGACCTGGACGCTTTCAGCCGGGTGCCAGCGGCCTTTGGTGCCAGCGCTGCGGAACTGGAAAGCAACACAGTGTGGGCCTTGATCACCGAGAACGTGAAAATGGCTGATAACGTCACCCTGTTCCATGCCAGCCACAACAACCTGGGCACTGCCGGGGCTCTGAGTGTGGAAACGCTCTCTGAAGGCCGCAAGCAACTGCGTCTACAGAAAGGCGTTAAAAGCGAGCGCCCGCTGAACCTGCAGGCGGAATTCCTGATTGTGCCGGCGGCACTGGAAACCAAGGCCCAGCAGATCGTTGCGGAAATCCTCAGCGCGAAGTCCAGCGACGTGAACCCGTTCGCGGGCACCCTCACGGTTATCGTTGAGCCGCGCCTGGATGAGAAGAGTGGATCTTCTTGGTATCTGGCGGCTGCGCCGTCCCGTATCGACACCATCGAATACGCCTACCTCACCGGTGAAGAGGGCGTGTACATCGAAACCCAGCAGGGCTTCGACGTGGATGGCGTGAAGATCAAAGCGCGTCTGGACTTCGGTGCCGGCGTCATCGATCACCGTGGCCTGTTCAAAAACGCCGGGCAATAACCCCGGCTAAACCCTCTCTCCCCGCGGTGCCCTTCGGGGCCCGCACCTAATTTACCCATCTATCCCGACGAGGGATGCAAAGGTGCAATCATGGCTAAAAACTTCATCCAGCGTGGCGAGAACATCACCGTCATTGCTGCCGCCCTGGCCGCCTCTGGTGACCTGGTTGTTATGGGCTCTCTGTTCGGTGTGGCGTTGCATGACGCGGCCGCCAACGAAGAGCTCACCCTGAAAACCGGTGGCGTGTTCGAGCTTCCCAAAACCACTGCCGACGAACCTGAAGTGGGCGATCCTGCTTACTGGGACGGCAGCGAAATCACCACCGTATCCACTGACAACACCGCCGTAGGCGTGTTTGTGGAAGGCGGCGTGAATGGTGACGTCGTTTGCCGCGTGCGTCTGAACAGCAGCTTCTAACCATGAGCCAGTTCGATGGCTACAAAACGGCGCTGGATGGCGCCGTTTTCAATTTCTACGGTGACCCGGCCACCATCACGGCCGGGCCACTGAAGCCGGAGCGGGGCACTAGCCCGGAAACCGTCGCCACCCTGGATTACGACGACGTGCGCGACGACATGAACGCCCTGATCGCCACCCTGATTTATATCGAGTACCCCAAAGCTGCGTGGCCGTACCCGCGCCGGGGCGACAAGATCACGATGAAAGGGAAGGTCTGGACGGTGCACACCCTGGAGCGCGACAACGACACCACCTTGGTGGTGGAGGTGACCCAATGAGCACCCCCAGAACAAGCCGAGACATGAAGATCGTGCTTGATGCGATTGCCCAGATAGGTGGGAAGCATAGCGCGGTGGCAATTCAGAGCGTTCTTAGCGAAACATCCAAATTCGCTCGTGAGCAGTCCGTGTCCAGGATTAGCAGCCAAGTTGCATTGAGCCGGTCCTATGTTGCTCGGCATCTTCGTGTCTTTCCGCCCATTCAGAAAGGAAAGTCATGGGAGGCCGGTGTTCAGGCCACAAAGCGTGGAGTGCTGCTTTCTCGTTTCGAGAACAGAGGAATTCGTGTCCCGAAGAAACATCCAGGGCGCGGAAAGGGTAGCACTAAGCACGGGGGCATAAGAGGCAAGGTTAAACCGGGCAGCAGCTATGCGGCCGCCGGATTTTTCTACGTGCCGGGCCTTCGCGGCAGCGGGGCGCTGGGTATTGCTGTTCGGACAGGGAAGGGCCGCGATAACTATAAAGTTTTGCATGGGCCGAGTGTGAGCCAAGTATTCCAGACCGTGCGCCATGACCTCTCCCCAGAACTAAAGGACCACATGACGCGAGTGGTTGCTGGTCGGCTGCTGGAGCTATTTGAATGATCCCGAGCGAAGCCATTTATGGCGTGTACCGGCAGCGCCTAGAAAGTATTACCACCGCAAACGGTTACAGCAGCGATGCGGGCGCCGAACTGTACGAAGGCTGGCTGGCCCACGCGCTAGTGATGGACCAGCAGCAGGCGTTCCCGTTTATCGCGCTGCAACCGGGTGATGACCGCCGCGCCAGTAAAAGCAGTGGCGGGCGGCTGGTGCGCGAAGTGTCACACCAGATCATCGTGGCCGAAAAGGCCGAAGCAGGGGTTGCCCTGAAACTGCAACGCCACCTGCACGACCTGATCAACGCCCTTGCCGACCGCAACAACACGGAACAGCTCGACGGCCACGCGCTCGACAGTGAAGTGGGCGATGCCGAATACAACATTCCCGAAGACGGTTATCCCGTCGCTTGGGTGGCGCTCACCGTCACCGCTCGCTACCAGATGACCCTCGAACCTAAAACGTAAACCCCAACCCATCGGCGCCCTGCGCCAAAGGAGAACAGCATGTCTTACCAGGACACCGGCCTCATCTTTGCCGGCAAGGTCTACATTGCCCCGGTAGAGCAGGGCGTTATCGGCGCATTCAATGGCCCCATCAACGTCCCCAGCTTTGAGCTCACCCCGCCAAGCACTGAAGCGCGCAACCGGATTTCCAAGCAACCCGCTACCTACGGCCAGGCGCTGGATGTAGTGAACATTCCCGGTGATCCGGCGCAAATGGCCATCACCTTTGATTCCCTGCCAGCGGAACTGCTGGCCGAAGCGCTGGGGGGCACCAGTGCTGCCCACAGTGTTACTGCGGGCACGGTAACGGCGGAAACCGTCACCTTGATCGAAGGGCAGTGGGTGAAGCTGGCGCACGCGAACATCGATGATCAAAGCGTCCAGGTGACTGAAACCACCGGCAGTAGCAACCTGGCGGTTGGTACTGACGTGGAAGTGGACACCGATGCCGGGCTCATCAAAGCGCTGAACTCGGGTGCCGCCACAGAAGTGGAAGTGGACTACGGATACAACGGCGAGACCGGCACGCAGGTGCTGGGTGCCACGGAAATCCAGAAACCCCGCCACATCATTCTGGAAGGCAAGAACCTGGCCACCGGCAAGAAGGCCCGGGTGATCGTGCATGAAGCCGTACTGAACGCTTCCGAAGCCACCGACCTGATGAGCGATGAGTTTATCAATGGTCAGCTGAGTGGTGCGCTGCGTACCCCCGCCGGCAAAGCCAGCCCCTTTGAAGTGATCATGCTCGACTAAGGCTCTGCCCCGGCCAACTGTTTCTTTAATGGTGGCGGCTGGGGCGTTAAATCAATCCTGCTCGTCGAAGTGCTCACCTAAAATCATAAACATCGTGTCGTGAGCAAGACCTGCGGAATCTGAAGCGGATGAGTGAGAGGCAAGCCAGTCTGCTACTTCGGCTGTTTCATAGTGGCCGAGTACAATGCCTTCGCAAATATTTAGGCCTTCCGCGACCGGTGGGGTGCATTGGTAGCCATTCATTCGAAGAAAGATAATGGCCGATGCTATTGCCGTTCTTTTATTGGCGTTATGGAATGCGTGCAAGCGAGCGATGGCGTGCATTAGCTCGGCTGCTAAAAGCGCCATGTCGGTAGTTTGGCATACGTACTTTACGACAGTGGGCTTTTGTTGGGCCATCTCTAGGTTTTCAGGATTCAAAACCCCTATCGGCTCGCGGGGGGTAAAGGATTGAATCATCCACCTGTTGATGTCGATGAGGTCTTGAGTATCAAGGTTGCGGATACAGCCATCTTGGTATTCGACCTCATCAGACATTGGTGAAGCTTAGATTTTGGCTAGTTCAGACAGAAGCTCACCGTTGCGAATAACGGTCTCCACTGTTGCGGCACGGACGATCTTCTTGTGATCACCTGTCGTCGGGCGCGGAGACATGACTTCACCTTTGGCGCGACGCTTAATGTCGATGCGCTTGAAGGCGACTTCTTGGCGAAGTGCGGTCATAGGATTCTCCGGTAGGATTGATGTTGCGTTAATTGCAACACGGATTATCGGGATTAGGAACCTAAACTCAAGGTTTACTATTGGTAATTTTGTATCTGTCAATACCCTAATTCAGATTTGTCAAGCGTTTGGCGATTAAATATACAATTAACAGGATGAGTGGGAAGCCCGTAAATCATTGATTTATGGGCTTTTTTGTTTCTGGAGCGAAGTATGGCACTTAAAGAAGCCGTAGTCAGCCTTGTACTGAAGGCCAAGAACGCGATCAGCCCAGAGGCGGATCCGGCGGCGGAATCCCTGCAGGAAGTGCAGCGCGAAGCGGAAAAGCTGGAAGCGGAACTGCGGGAACTGGATAAACAGCAGGAAGCGGCCAAGGGTTGGAAAGCGGCACAGGAAGCGGCCGAAAAAGCGCGCAAGGAAATGGACAAACAGGTCCATACCTATGAAGACCTGAAGCGCGAAGGCAAAAAAGCCGGGCAGAGCCAGGCTGAATATTCCGTGGCAGTGCGGCAAGCGCGAACCGCGCAAAGCATTGCCACCACCGAGTACGGGCGCAGCAACCGAGAGCTGGCCAAATACAGCCGCACGCTCGATAAAGCCGGAATCGACACCAATGAGCTGGGGCAGGCGGAAGACCGCATCCAGAAAGAACTGGATCAAACCCAGCAGAAGCTGAGCAAAGCCACCGCAGAGGCCCGTGAGCATGGTGAAGCGCTAGAGCGTGCCAGCGCCAAGGGTAACCGCTTCGGTAGTGCCATGGCGGGCATTAAGGGCAAGCTGCTGGGGTTGGCGGCGGGCTTTGGCATCTTCCAGACGCTGCGGGCAGGCATTACCAAGCTGGTTACGGCGGGTAGTGACCTGGAGGAACTTGAGCGGCAGTTCGGTGCGCTCTATGGCTCCATGGAAGAAGGCCGCCGCGTGCTGGCTGAAGTGGACCGCATTGCCGAGCGCAATAGCCAGAGTCTTGCCGATACGGCGCAGGCGGCGCGGCGGTTACAGGTGGCGGGCATTGACCCCCTGAACGGTTCCCTGCAAAGCCTGATCGATACGAATGCCAAGTATGGCAGCGGTGCGCAAACACTGGACACCGTGATCACTCAGCTGGGTCAAGCCTGGCAGAGTGGTCGATTGCAGCTGGAAGAGTTGAACAGCATTACCGATTCCGGCGTCCCGATCATGGAGGCCTTGGGCGCGATCACTGGCAAATCGGGTGCGGAAATCCGCGACATGGCCAGCGCCAGCGAGCTTGGGCGGGATGCGCTCAGCCAGTTGATCGATGAGCTTGGGCGAATGTCCGAAGGGGCCGGCGCGGAGCGGGCGAAAAACTTCACCGGCATTGTGGCTGGCCTGCGTAAAGAAGTGACGGATTTCTTCCAGGAGGCTGCGAAGTCTGGCTCGCTGGATGCGCTGAAGGACCGGTTGAAAGAGCTGTTGGACACTCTGCGTGATATGCAGAAAGACGGCAGCATTAAAGAGTGGGCGCAAGACTTTTCCGACTCGTTTACCACCGCGCTGGCCACTGCGCAGGCCTTCGGGGCGGGCATTGCTATTGTTTGGAATGGTATTACCGCTGCGTTTGGCACTGCGGTGGCTACCCTATCTGGGCAATTGGCTGTTTTCACATCGAGTATGGCTAAAGCGCTTGATGCGGTAGGGGCAGATAAGTGGGCGGCGGAAATGCAGTCCGTTGCTGACACATTTAGTGAAACATCGCGGAAGTGGGTTAAGTCCATAGAAGAAGATGGCGACGATATCAAACGTCACTTCGACACCCTTGCCGAAGCGGTTACCACTTCCTCCAGAAAAGCGTCGGCAGAGCAACAGAAGGCCAGTGGCGAAGCCCGAGACCAGAGCATTGATGACCTGGATGCCGTTATTGATAAGGCTTTTGAGGCCTCTCAGGAGCAAAGCGCGGCGTTTGAGCAGGCTGCAATTGCCGCTGAGATCCGCTTGGGCGGGGCGTTAAAGGGCCTTGGTCTGGATATTCAGAAACTGAAAACCGGCATTTCTTCGGTAGAGCGCGAGGCGATTGATTCTTTCGGCACCGCGGCGCTGGCGATCGAAGATGCTGGCTACAAGGGAAAGGAAGCAGCGGATTTGCTGGTGCAAGCGTGGTTGGCTGCGTACCAGAAGCTGGAAAGCGAAGAGGCCCAGGCGGATCTGATTAAGCGCACGGACAGCGCGTTAATGGATCACCTGAAAACGCTGGAGCAATACAAGCAGACGCTGGAAGGCACCGCCGAAGCAGCCAGCGATATGTTGGAGCGCACCAAGGCCGCGATTGAATCCACACAGAAAACCACCGAGCAAGCCACTGCTGGCGAAAACCAGAAAGCGCAGGCCGCCCAAAAAACCACGCAGGCCTACCAGCAGCAAGGCCAAGCCGCGCAAGAGGTGGGCAACAAAGCCCAGCAAGGC